CACAGTTAAAAAGCTCTGGATTATAGAAAACGCAACAAGCCAAGTTATTACATTAACACAAGGCAGTGGAGCGAATGTTATCCTTGCTGCAGGTGTTACAAAAATGATTTATGCAGACGGTGCAGGATCTGGTGCTGCACTTGTTGATGCTTTGCTTGGATTAGAGGTTGGTGCAAACTTCTATATTAAGAATGCTGCTACAGGGGACAACAGCACAGCTCAACTTTATTTACAGACAGCAGAAGCAGATATTGCTGCAAATGACGTATTAGGTAAAATAAACTTTCAAGCTCCGAATGAAGGAACAGGCACAGACGCTATTTTAGTGGCTGCAGCTATTCAAGCAAAGTCAGAAGGTGACTTTAGTTCGTCAAGCAATGCCACCAGTTTAGAATTTATGACAGGAGCTTCAGAAGCTGCTGCAACTAAGATGACATTATCAAGTGGTGGTAATCTCACAGTTACAGGGGTTGGAACATTTGCTTCACTTGACATCTCTGGCGACATAGATGTAGACGGTACAGCCAACCTAGACGTAGTGGACATTGACGGTGCTGTGGATTTTGCTTCAACTACTGCCCATTCTGGCAATGCTACTTTTGCAGATAATGCCAAAGCTCAATTTGGAGCAGGAACTGAATTAGAAATTTATAGTAATGGTACTATTGCTTATATGGACACAGCCCAGTTAATAATAGCTAACTCTGGACATACCGAAAATATTGCTAAATTTATAGAAGATGGTGCAGTAGAGCTTTACCATAATAATGTTAAAAAACTAGCTACAGAATCTGGTGGTGTAAATGTAACAGGATACCTTGATGCTGATAACTTTAAGATAAATGGTGCTCAAGGTACAGACGGTCAGGTGCTTACATCTACTGGTAGTGGAGTAGCTTTTGAAGATGCAGGGGGTGGAGGTGGTACAGCACTTGTCGCAAGTACAACGATGTCGAATGCTACAACAACTTCAATAACTTTAGATAATATTTTTTCAACTACCTATGACCACTATAAAGTAATTGGCTCAAGTTTTTATATTGTGGGAGCATCTTCTGACACAGTTTCTATGCAAGTCGTTGATAGCAGTGGTGCTCTAACTGGGTCGAGCCAATATGGACAGATGATACAAAACAATTATAGTAGTAATGGCTATTCTTCCGACCATACTTCAAATGTCTTAGCAACTTGGACAAACTACGCAGTCAATGCAAATAATCCTGCTGCAAATTTTGTAATGGATATTTCACTCAATAGAACCACAGGTTCTGGCGTAGCAAAGTTGCAAATGGGCGGTAAGATTTTTTTAGACTGGTATCTTTATATGGATATAGCAGGAGTTCTTAAAAATGGATACACAGGCACTCCAACAGGTTTAAAGTTTTTTACAGCTAATGAATACTTTCAAAACGGACTAAGCATTCGTGTCTACGGCTATAATAAATCGTAAGGATAATCTATGACAAATCAACATATAACTATTGACTTTTCTTCATCATCTACTGGTGTAGTTTCGGAGAGAAGAGCATTAACTGACGAAGAAAAAAACTTTGACACTAGTGGTTTTGCAGCAAGAGATGCTCGTCTTAAAAGAAATATGCTTTTATCTGAAACAGATTGGTGGGCTACATCAGATCGCACAATGAGTGATGCTCAAAAAAATTATAGACAGCACCTCAGAGATGTAACAGGTCAATCAGGATTTCCAGATACGGTTGATTGGGGAACAAAACCAGACTAGAGGTAGCAAATGAGCAGAACAACAGCATCAGAAAAAGCCAGAGCAGAGATTGCAGAGATCGACAAAAGGGTCGTTGCTTTGGAAACTGAGATCCATATTCAATTTAAAGACCTTTATAATCGTATTAAGCGGATTGAAGCTTGGGCAATTGGCTCTGTTACTTCAATTGTTCTCTTGCTGTTAGCGATATTATATAGGATGTAAAACTGATGAGTTTAATAACTTCATTGATTGGTCCAGTAACTGGCTTGCTTGATAAGTTTGTAGAGGATAAAGATCAGAAGGCAAAATTAGCTCATGAAATAGCAACCATGTCAGACACCCATGCCCAACAAGCATTGCTCGCACAATTAGAGATAAACAAAGCAGAAGCATCATCTGGCAGTTTATTTAAAGGTGGATGGAGGCCATTTATTGGTTGGATATGCGGAGTTGCATTATTATATCATTTTATTCTTTCTCCATTAATTATATTTATTGTTGTATTAACAGGAGCTAAAATACCACCTTTGCCTGAATTTGACATGGGCAGTTTAATGACTGTTCTTTTAGGGATGCTAGGGATTGGTGGACTTAGGACATATGAGAAGCAAAAAGGATTAACAAAATGAGTGACATAGAAATGTTTCATGTTGGTGAAAATGATAAAGGAGAGAAGCTTTATAATTTAAGATATGTAAAAGGTGGAAGACCTTTACCAACACCATCAATGACAGGAAGCGAAGCTATTGCTAAAATAAATGGAACTCAAATAGATGCTGCAATGGATACTATTATACCGATTGATTCTTTTAACAATAAAAGTTCTAAAAATTATAAAAGCATGAATAAAAAAGAATTAGAGCTTTTTATGCGTGAACACGGTATAGAGTTAGATAGAAGAAAAAATAAAGAAGATCTTATAAAACAAATAGAAAATTTTTTTAAAGAGTAATTTACATGGAAAATAACTTTGATAAGTCTTTAAAAATTCTTTTAAAACACGAAGGTGGATATGTTAATCACCCTAAAGATCCTGGAGGTGAAACTAATTTAGGTGTAACAAAAAGAGTTTATCAAGAATGGGGAGGTTCTAAAAACATGAAAGACTTAACTCAAGAAGATGTTGCTCCAATATACAAAAATAATTATTGGGATAGATGTAAATGCGACCATCTTCCTTCAGGTTTAGACTTAGCGGTTTTTGATTGGGCAGTAAATTCTGGAACAGGTCGTGCTGCAAAAAATCTTCAAGCAATGATCGGGACAGTTTCTGATGGAGGCATTGGACCGAACACCTTAAAAACTTTAAACGAATATATAGAACATCATGGTCTAGAGCGTGTTATAGAAGAATATAAAAATGTTAGGCAAGACTTCTACGAATCACTATCTACTTTTGATACTTTCGGCAAAGGATGGACTCGTAGGAACAATGAAACAGCAGAAATTGCAATGGAGATGATTTGACTTTACAATTATTAAAATTTCAACCAGGAATCGTAAAAGATATTACAGAATATTCTGCTGGTAAGAATGGACCATTTTGGGTTGATGGAGATCTTGTGCGTTTTCGCAATGGTTATCCTACAAAAATTGGTGGTTGGCAAAAAGAAATTTTAAACTCGTTAAATGCAAATGGATCTGCTTCAACAACAGAAACTTCTGTACAAGGAATTGCTAGAAAGATGATTCCTTGGAGATCTAATGAAGATGGTGTAGATAGGATTGTTGTTGGAACACATAACCATCTTTACATAATTGAAAACAACGCATTGTATGACATTACACCTCTCCGAGACAAAACAAACGCAGCCACAACAACAACAGAAGCTTTAGACGATAGCGAAACTGGAATTGACCTAACGAGTATTGCTGGTTTTAAAACAGCAGGAGTCATTAAGATAGGCTCTGAAATCATAACCTACACTGGAATTAGCACATTAACTCTGACTGGCTGCACAAGAGGAACAAACAGCACCTCTGCCGCAGCACATGATAGTGGTGCTACAGTTACTCAAGTTCTTATTGCTCCAATTGCTACAACAGACGGAAGCACAACAGTTACTGTTACAGATAGTGGACACGGTGCATTAAAAAATGACTTCGTTGTTTTTGACGGTGCTACAGCAACTGGTGGTATTACAGCGGATACACTTAACAGAAGATCTGGGTATCAAATAACAGCTGTAACAACAAATACATTTACATTTACTGTTCCTAGTGCTGCTAGTTCTACAGTTTCTGCAGGAGGTGGAAACGCTGTTATTATTAATTATCTTATTGGTTCAGCAGCAGGGATAGGAACTCAGTCTGGAGATCCTGCATTGGGTTGGGGTGTTGCAGCTTGGGGAGAAAGTACATGGGGGACAGCTCGTGCGACTACATTATCTGATGTTGTTTTGGAAAGCTCATCTTGGAGTTTAAATCTTTGGGGAGAAGATGTTTTATGTCAGGTGCGTAATGGAGCACTTTATTATTTTGATACATCTGAAGGTGTATCGACTAGAGCAGAACTTATATCAGACGAATCAGACGCAACTGGCGTTCCAACAATTTCTAGAGTGTCTACAGTATCGTTCCCTGATCGGCATTTTGTTTGTGGTGGTGCTGACCCATATGTTGCTGCAACAGGAGGATCTTCAGGAACACAAGACTCAATGCTTGTTCGTTGGTCTACTCAAGAAAACTTTGCAATTTGGGCACCAACAGCATTAAACACAGCAGGTGACCAGAGATTGCAGATTGGCACTAAAATTACAGCAATGATATCTGCCCGTGAAGAAACTATTATATCTACAGACGAGGCAATATACGGAATGACGTTTGTAGGTGCTCCATTCACATTTAGTTTTAGATTATTAGCTACAAATGCAGGAGCTGCAGGAATCAATACGATGATGAATGTAGACGGTGATATTTATTGGATGGGTAAAAGAAATTTCTTTTTCTACAATGGTGTTGTTCAAGAGTTGCCTTGTCCAGTGCAATATTTTGTTTTTGACAGGATGTCTTTAAATTACCAAGACAAAACTATAGTAGGTCACAACAAAAAATTTAAAGAGGTCACTTGGTATTATCCTAGCTTAGAAAATGCCAATCCAACAAACCCAGAACCAGACAGCTATGTAACATATAACTATGCGGAACAAGCTTGGACAGTTGGTTCTTTAGGTCGGACTGCTTGGTCAGATAGTTTCGGGTTCAGAACTGTTCCTTTTGCTTTTGATAAAGATGGAATCTTATATAATCACGAAACAGGAACTACAGACAACGGCTCAGCAATGAATTCATTTATAGAAAGTTCACCTAGAGAATTAACACAAGAAGGTGAAAATTTGTATTTGGTTGATAAAATCATTCCTGATGTTACAATGACTCCAACCACCAATTTATTTGTAGAATTTAATACACGGAAATATCCCAATGCTACAGAAGTAACAAAAGGACCATTTACTATTACATCAACTACCACTAAAGTAAGCACTAGAGCAAAAGGCAGGCAAATAAGTATGAAAGTTTTTAGTTCTGGCACAGAAGACGATTGGTCATTAGGAGACTTTAGAGTTAACAGCAGGAAGGACAGTTTAAGATGAGTTCCCCAGCAGCAATTTTAAGGTTGCCTAGCCCTCCTAAAGAATATGAACAAGGTTATATGGCACGATTAAATAATACTTTGGAAATAGAAAAGCAAGCAACATTTTTTGCATCGTCATCCGCAAACAAAACAACGGAAGAAATTTCCCAAGCAGTGAGTTGGTTTATTGGCTAATAGTTTTAAAAATGCAAAAATAGATTTAACAACAACGAATGCAACTGTTCTGTATACTTGTCCGAATGCGACAACAGCAGTTTTTAAATCTATTTTAGCTTCTGAAGACAGTGGTAATGCAGATACAATTACAGCTACATTAACCAGTGGTAGCAGTGTATTTAGTTTATTTAAAGTAAAAGCAGTTAGTGCCAATGCAACAGTAGAATTATTAACAGCACCCTTAGTGGTGCAAGAGAATGAAATAATAAAAGTAACAGCAGCAACAGCTAATCGTTTACACGTTGTAGCAAGTTTATTGGAGGTAAGTTGATATGGTTTATGAAGTCGGAGCACTAGCAAATGTAAACGGTGAAGACGATAAAAAATTTACATATAATTTGTATAGAACAGAGTCTATAGACCCTACAAAAGATTTTGATTTTGGTAATTTTTCTTTACAAGATTATTATGGTTCTGCTATAATGCCATCTCTTAATTGGGTGACTAAAGTTAAAACAGGCGAAGTTGTTTACGACCCAGCAGACGAGGAACAAAGTCAACTTTTAAAAGATTATGAGGATTTTATAGCAGAGAATGGTCAGATAGAAGGCTTACCGTCTCCTAATGAAATAATGAAGCAAGAGTTCGCTCCCATAGCAGGTCAGCTAGCAGAAGGTATAAGCTCGAGTTTAGCTATG